CCCTAAATCAAGCAACACCTTCAGCCGCTGATGTCCGCCAACCACATTTCCGGTTTGTTTGTTCCAGATGACCGGTTCAACATAACCGAACTCGGAAATAGAACGCTTCAGTTTTTCATACTCTTTGTCACCCGGCTTTAAATCCTTGCGGGGATTGTATATAGCCGGGTTCAACTTTGCCACCGGTATTTTCTCAATCAACAATCGCTGTCACCTCCGTATTTATTCTTAACCACCGCGCCTTGCTGACAGAAGCCTTTCCATCACGTCGTCGTGGGGATTTGTTCCCTGATAGTCGGTAGTGCAGTTTTCTTTGACAATTTGATAAATCTGAAACCATAGATTATTTGCTTGCTTCATAAAGTTTTGGCTCATTGACACATAAGGCGACGGTATTGCATTGCCGGTTGTCGGATGTTTCGCCAAAAAGCCGTATTCGGAAATAGCTTCCTCACATTGTATCCAACGGGAAACACTCATGGCATACTGCTCTAGCATCTGCGGTGGAATATATTGAGCGCAGCCCCGTTCATGAAGCCAGCTCCAAGTCTTTTGAAAAACATCTACGGCTATGAGCTCTTTGCCGTTTTTTTGCGGCGCGGACAAATATTCCCGCGGCTCGGGCATTGTTTCTCCGCTAAGATTGGCCGTATCGGTAAATTCGATAACAGTTAGTTTACGGTGGCCGGGATTGCCTTCATTAACCTTGTCTATCAAAGCCTTTTTCTTTTGACCTGCACCGATGCGTGCGCCGCCATGTCCGTTTGCCATATGCTTCACCTGCCTTTCAAAATGTCGGGGTATATCACCCTCTTGAAACCGCGATTTCTCACGCGAAGCCCCGCGCCCGATCTTCGTAGCGCAATTTGTAGGGTTTCAGACCCCCCTTATCCCCAGCGGTCACCGCTTCTTGCTGTAATGCTGCTGTGGCACGCTTTGCACAAGCTCATGAGATTGTCATCATCATGCGTTCCGCCTTTGGACAAGGGAATGATATGATGTACTTCCTCAGCCGATGTCAATTTATTATTCTTATAACACTCCTCACACAAAGGGTGTGCCTTTATATATTTGTCCCTTATGCGTTTCCATGCTCTGCCATAACGCTTGCGGTGCTCGGGATTGCGCTGGTATTTATTGTATTGTTTGTCAGTCAGCTTTTGATGCCCATCGCAGTACCTTCCATCGGTAAGCCTTGGGCATCCCGGGTAAGAACACGGCCGCTTTGGCTTTCTTGGCATCTATACACCTCCTTCGGGCATAAGAAAAGCCATCACAGGATGCACTCCCACAATGGCTCATGTTTATTATATTTTTGCAAGTATATCATACTACACTTGCCATGGTGACAAACAGTGACATTTACTGACTTGTTGAAAAAATTTTATTTTTATCATCAAATTGTATCCCATTCAGGCAAAAGAAGCCACCGCAAGATACACTCCCGCGATGGCCCGTCTTTATTCTATTTCTGCAAGTATATCATAGCACACTTACTATGGTGACAAACAGTGACATTTACTGACTTGTTTCAGGAACTTTAACCAAAGATACAGCAACGTCATGCAACCGATACACATGACGTACGTTATATCCCATGTCAACCGCGATTTGCTCCCATGACTTGAAGCAAAGATATCGCAATTCCAAAAGCGTCTGGCATTCTGTGTTGTCCACAGCCTTTATTACACCCACAATTTCTCTTTTCAAATCAACAAGACAGTCAATATCTCTGTTTATATCTGCTTGAAGGTCAACAATTTTCGTCACAACTTCAGCTATTGTTGAAGTGCCATGACCGGGATTGCGCGGCATACCGGTAATGGTATAAGTGCATTTTGTAGCCAATTGATTTAATGACGCCACTTGCTCCAGCTTGGAATTGATTCGCTGGTCGAGGCGGTATGCCTGACTTAAATATTCTTTTGCTGTCATGCTGCCACCTCCGCCTTTAGTTTAGTAATAAGCATTTCAGCATCGATATTTGTAAGCAATTCAAACCAATCGGAACGGAAAAACCTCTCCAATTCCTCTTTTGCTGACAATGCCATGCTGCTAAATGGATGCTTTGCCAGCCTTCTTAAAGCAGCCCTGTAATCCTTGACCGCTTGCAGAATGATTGCATTTGTCAGATCAGTATATGCACGCTCGATGCTATATGATTGTTCACGATACATACTCCATACCTCCGTAAAAATTTAATCTTCAAAGAGGCATTGATGCATTGTATTCGTGTACGCATTGCTCATATATCTTAATGCTAATTTGCAGTGTATTCTAAATCATTGTTCAATGCGGAGGACAATACCTGATTTTTCAAGCACTGCCCGCACCTCGTCCACCGAGCGCACTACCGCAGCCGTACCACCGGCAGCGAGGATTTTTTTAATTGTTGCCTCTTGTAGTTTTGTCGCCTTGCCTGTTGGTGCCTTAACCTCAAATGCCACAAACCGCCCATTTACACAGGCAATGACGTCCGGAATTCCTGCTGTGCCGTACATGCCGACATGCTCTTTCCAAGCAAAGCATCCGGGCACAGACTTTAAATATTTTAATATCTTGTTGGTTATATATTTTTCCGACACGGCATCCTCCTTTTACTGTAACCATTTAAAGTTTTACGTTGGTTACAGCTTAATTCCTTGATATTACTTGGTTTATACAATCTCGTAACCTGTAACCTGTGAAAATTGTAAGTTTATATATATACGCGCACACGCGCGCACGCGTATAAAAAATGATGATTGCTCTCGCGTACGTATAAATATTTTTTAGGTTACAAAGTTACAAAAACAAAGAGAACCTAAATTGTGTTTATTTATAGCGTTTTTCCGGCGTAACCTTTTGTGTAACCTTTGCCTAAAAAGTAGTTACTTTTTGTACATAAAAGTTACTAATTATCATTATTTCAAAGGTTCTACCTCTGTGATTTGAAAGCCCGAAACGTCGCAGCGCACCGACAGCAGCTCATAATTTAACAGCCATACCTTCCTTACATCCGAACCCATTCTTTTTAGCACATTGCTGTCTAAATAATAATCAGAATGCCGAAGTTGTTTCTTAAACTGCGCATAAGTAAGTGTTTCACCCAGTATCGCGTAATCCTTTCTATATTTCGTATAACGGTCATAAACATGATTCAGCCAAATTGCAAGTACCTTTCCGTCATCAATAATAGCGTATTCACTTTTTGGATCCAGCCCCATGCGTGACATAATCTCCAGCGTCAATTCTACTACGCTTTTATTGCTGGTACCTCCATCTAAAAGATACTCTCTGGCTGCATATTCAATATATTTTCTGCAGGCGTCGATGCTGAAAGGAAAAACTTCATGCCAAGTAAATTCAAACTCTCTGCACAGCTTTTCAAGCAACCGCAAACCTGACATCAAACAGACAAGGTTATTGACAATTCTTGATGGTAGTTCCTTTGAAAACAAAGAACGGCTTTCCCCATACCAACCATATACATCATCGGACGTTGTTTTCAGTGCGATGTTCAATAGACTACGCCCAAAGCTATTGAGTAAATTGGTATTTGCGCAAAGCCAACTGAATGCACTACGGTATTCAACATTATTCAAATCTTTTTTGGAAAACAAAAGCTCCATGCTGCGTTCTCTTACTGCCGTTTCGTCCGCTGACTCCTCCCCGGCCACAACAAGCGGTGCAAGAAGTTTGTAGCTTGCAATGCTCTGGTCAGTACATCCACGAATTCCTTCCTGACCGTCGTAACTGTTACGAAAATGGTTAAGCAATGCATCCAGGCGATGCTTGTCGATTTTGGAAGGCTTAAACTCATCCAATGCCATTGGAATGATGTTGGATGATGCGGCATCCTTCATCAATGTAAACGCCGTCGTCTGGCCGGCAGCTATAATCTTCGAACGGGAAAATACCGGCATGATTACCCGTTCCAGCGTATTGCTTTTGCCGCTGCCTGCTTCTCCGATTAGCATAAGATGCGGAAATTTAATATTCTTTTCACGCAGATGGGCCTTTATAAAACATCCTGCCATCCATGCAAGGATTGGAACGGTTTTAGCCGGCTCATTATAGTTCATAATCCGTTCGCCAAGCATCTGCAGCTGCTCTTTTGTCAAAGGCTTTGCTTCAAGAATACCGCTTTCTATGCTGCGATATTTTTCAAGCTGTATCATATCTGAAACCGTTTGCCCGTAAGCATCAACCGCCCCATCATTCGTTACGAAAACAATACCGTTTCCGTGTTTGTACATTCCCATAGCCTTGACGCCTTTTTTCACCTGCCAATCGAGATTAGAAATATATGACTTGAGCAGTTCCAAATCACTGTCCGAACCTGTATAGCTGAGAGCTATTGTTCTTTTATTCAGCATGTTCTTGAACTTTTGCTGGTTGGAAAAATCAGTAGTCATAAAGGTTTGCCGGAACACTTCTCCGTTATTCGTTACAAGGTCGGCAGTAAGCTGTGTTTCATCATCGGCAACAATCATCTCAATCGGCTGAAAAGTAAAGTTAGTGATGGGGTAAATCTTGTCTCCTTTTGCACGGAAGTAGCATCCGTCATATTCAAAAATAGTCGTATCACTGCTGGGACTGTATGTGTTTTCTGTTGCTTCAATTGCTTTTTTCAATGTTTCCTCGCCGTATGTAGCGCCGTTGGCATGATGCTTTGTATCCCATTTTTCACGATACAACCCGCTTTGACGAAACAATCTATCCATCTGCTGTTTATCTTTATTAGACCAAAATGCGAGTTTACAACATAGTGCCATATCCGCCTCGGATTGGCTGGCGTAAGTCTCTTGCCACTGTCCATTCCACAGCTTTTCAAAATTCTCTCCGTTTTCCGCGTTTCTTGCAAGGTCTAATAGTTCATCATCGGAAAGCTTGAGCGATCCGCTCTTTTTTGACTTTTGCTTTTTCTTCTTTGGGGTACGGATATATGTCTCATGGATCCATTTGAGAGTTCCATTATCTTCTGCA